CTATTTCAATAGATGCTGTTATTGAAATGAACAATACAACCAATAATTACCTAAGATTGGGTGCTGGGTTATGGTCAAATACTGCTGCAGTCACTTCAATTACTGTCTATAATTCAGGTAAAACTTTTGCAGCAGGTACTACTGCTTATTTATACGGAATCACTAAAGCATAAAGGAGAAAATAAATGACAACAGATACACCTATGGCGATTGAAGTCAATTGTGCAACAGGAGAACAAATTGTTCGCCCGTTGACAGAAACTGAAATTGCTCAACGCGCTGAAGATGCAGCACTATACGAAGCACAAAAAGCGGAACAAGAAGCGGCAGAACAAGCCAAAGCAGAACTTAAAGCATCTGCAAAGGCTAAGTTAGTTGCTGGTGAAGCATTAACGGCTGAAGAAGCAGAAACACTGGTTATTTAAACAACAGATTCGGGGGGAATCATGCGTTTTCATATTGTGGCGTTGCCACATACACAGGTAACAAAAGATTATGCAGGGTGCGCCTTTACTGAAAAGGTGCGCCGCTTTTGCATAATGATGCACGACTTAGGCCACGAGGTTTATCTCTACGCAGGCGAAGAAGTTGAAGCGCCTGTCACCGAGTTGATCACCTGCATTGCAGATTCTAAACGAGCGCAGGCGGTTGCAACCGTTCCGCATTACACACAGTTCCCATTTAACGGCCCTTTGTGGGATGAATTCAATGCCAATGCAATCAAGGCAATCGGCCAGCGCATTGAAAAGCAAGATTTCATTTGCTTGATCGGCGGCAGCGCACAACAGCCAATTGCCGATGCCTTTCCTGCGCACTTGAGCGTGGAATTTGGCGTTGGCTACGGCGGTGTGTTTGCCAAGTATCGTGTGTTTGAATCTTATGCCTGGATGCACTCAATCTATGCAGGGTGGAAAAACCCAACAACTGCCGATGGCCAGTTCTACGATGCGGTCATTCCAGGGTATTTAGAACCTGAGATGTTCCCATTGGGAGACGGGCAAGGTGACTATTACTTGTTCATTGGTCGTTTGATTGATCGCAAGGGTTACAGAATTGCCCAAGAAGTGTGCGAGCGACTAGGCAAACGGCTCATCTTGGCAGGGCCTGGTGAGCAAAGCGGGTATGGCGAGTTTGTTGGGTCAGTTGGACCTGAAGAACGCGCAAAGCTGATGGGCGGTGCCATTGCCACCTTTGCACCAACACTTTATGTAGAACCTTTTGGCAATGTAGTAATCGAATCGCAGGCTTGTGGCACGCCAACAATTACAACTGATTGGGGCGCATTTACAGAGAACAATCCTGATGGGGTTTCGGGCTTTAGGTGCCGTACTTTGGCTGAATTTATGCAGGCAGCCGAAGGGGTCAAATACCTAGATCGGGCCAAAATCCGCAATCGTGCCGTATCGCTCTATAACCTTGATACTATCGGCCTTCAATACGAGGCTTACTTTCAGCGCTTATTAACCCTTTGGGGCGATGGCTGGTATCAGATGGGGGATGCAAATGGATAGAGGCGAAATCTTAGATGAAGCCAAACGCCTTACTCACGGTGACAGAAATAAGAATTATGGCAAACCGCTTACAAATCATCAACGCATTGCAGGTTTGTGGAGCATATTTTTAGAAACTGAAATTACACCTGCTCAGGTTGCAATGTGCTTGGCACTTGTCAAAGTTGCCCGCCTTATTGAAACACCCAATCACCTTGATAGTTTTGTGGATTTGGCGGCCTATGCCAGCATTGCAGGCGAGATTGAAACCGACATTTAACGAGGTATTTGAAAAAGTTATTGTTATCAATCTTGCTAAACGGCCTGATCGAATGGCGCAGATTAAAGAGCAATTAGATGCTCATAAAATTACCTTTGAACGCTTTGAAGCTATTGATGGGCAGGAACTGGGCGTAAGTGGTGTTGCCGCCTGCACAATGAGCCACCGAGCAGTCATTGAGAAATACAAAGATTGTCAAAGCCTATTTATCTTTGAAGATGATGCACAATTGAATTCTAATTTTGAGCAGTTATGGGATAAGTTTATTGTCAACCTACCCGATGATTGGCAAATGGTTTATCTTGGATGCAATAGGATTGAAAGCAATCTAGTTGCCGATGGGGTGGGGCGATTGCTGCAAGGTGTTGCAACCCACGCATACGGGGCAAAACAGACAATTTTTGATGATCTTATCAAAGTCAGCAAATCTGTAAATCCAATTGACATTTCGTATATGCAGTTGCAAGTGTCGGTGCCAACTTATGTGGCAATGCCGACTATGGTTGGCCAGGTTCCTGGGTTTTCAAACATTGAAGAAAGATTTACAGATTACACATTTTTGTTAGGATAGTTTTAGGCGCGAAATCGCCCCCATAACGAAACCGCCACCTGCAGCCGTTCCTGCAAGTGGCGGTTTCGTGCTTTTAATTACAGTTTGTTCACATAATCACGCAACGCGTTAATAATGATTGCAGTTGCGGTAGTGCCTTCATTTCGCGCTTTTTCTAAAGCTGATTGCCACAACTCAGCATCAATGCGGATTGATCTAAGTGGGGTCATAGAACCACACACTCAGTCATTGAACCCCAACACCAGCCAAGAAACTCTGCACTCGGTGCATCAATGCCAACCCACCAAAGGTTTGCAGCAACTTGCCAAATGACAATTAGGCCAATCAAGATTGCAATTGCTCGCACGCGCTTACCACGCTTTGTAATCATCTTAACGCTCCAATTCTTCAATGTGAGCAATGGTCAGGGCAGAGTTCACAATTGCCCTGCGAAGTGATTGCTTCATTTCGTCAAAATCGCCTGATTCACTTGCTTCATTGAGATCACGACTAATTTGATACATAGTATCTGCAATATCAATTACTAACGCTTTGTAAGCACCCATTTTAGTTATTCTCCAAATTCGCTAGGTATGCCTCAAAGCAAGGCAGGCATAGGTTGACCTTCATAACTGATTCAAATGTTTTTTTGCAGGCATTGCATTTGCAGGTGTAGTTGGTTGAAAACATTACTCACCCATTTCTTCAAGTAGCGCTGAAAGCATCTCAAGGTGCCATTGTTCTTGCTGGCGTTCATTGCAGGCGTTTGCTTCTTTTGCCTGCTCTAAGTGGTAATCAGCAACATCTTTTAGTTTCATTATGAGATCACCTTCACATTAAAAGGCAATCCCATATCTCCACGAATCCAAGTTGAGACTTGAGTTTCATCAAAGTCAGGCAACTGCATAAGTGCCTTTAATGGAAATCCATATTGCTTTCCTGTTGCAACTTCGATTGCTGACAATGGGAACTTTGCTTTGCGAAGATTGATGCCAATAAATTTGTATTCTTTGCGAGCATTGATAAAGGTACCGCCAAGAACATCTGATGGGTTTTTGAATCCATAAGAAGTTCCAACTGCAAGCCAATTGTGTGCTTCAGGTGAATTTAGATTCACACCTGATTCATTCAATGTAACTGCAACTGCCTTTACTGTGTAATTGTATTCCTCACCATATTTTGTATTTTGCTTTAATAATTGAAGATTGTGCTTTGCAAGAATCGCCTTAACTGATTCTTCAATCTCGTTGGTGATCTGAATTGCTAGTGATTTTGATACTGACATTTTGCTATCCGTTCTTAGGGGCCGTTCCCCATTGAGATAAAGATAGCATCTGTATATACGGATGGGCAAGATTGACCCCCAAGACACATAACAATTTGATAACAGGATTTGAGCGTGTTAGGCTCGAATCTAGGCGTGGAAACTCGAAGAAATTGGGGAATTGCTAGGGTTTCCACGCCTTTCCATGCCTTGCCCTACACTTGGCCAATGACCACGCTAATAGCCTTTCAGGGGCCTGATTTTGCCATTCTAGGGGCAGACTCTCAGGTTACCGATGGGGATAAGCGCATTATCTCGCCCAGCACACCCAAGATCGTAAAGCTAAAGAAGTATCTGTTGGCAGTTAGCGGTGATTGCAGGCCAGGGGATATTTTGACCTACAACTGGACACCGCCAGCCTACGATGGCACTAATCCAGTTACCTTTATGGGTCGAAAGATCATCCCAAGCATCATTGCAGCATTTAAGTTGCAGGGATTCGATTACACCAAAGAAGGAATCAGTTACTCATACTTATTGGCATTTGCTGGCAATATCTTTGAAATTGGCGATGATTTAAGTGTGACCCAATCTGAAGATGGACTCTACGGGGTTGGCTCAGGCAGTGCCTACGCACTAGGCGCATTGGCTGGGCTGGTGCCGAATGTGGGCAGGGCTGAAATCCTCAAGGCACTTGCCATTGCCGCCAAATATGACATTAACACCGCCAAACCTTTTCAGATTGAGGTTCAGCGAGTCTAAGCGTTGCACTGTTCAAGTGTGTGTAGTATGGGCGCACCTACTTTGAACGGAAAGGAAAACTATGTTTTGGTTAGGCTTAGTGTGTGGATTCATAGGCATTATTTGCCTTTATGCAATTATCATTGCAGCTTTTGAGATCGGTGAAGGCCGATGAACTTTGAAAAGCAAGCACGCGAACCATTATTTTCAATTCATAATCATTCAGACGGCCACATTGCCATTTATCTTGAAGAACAAGATGCGGTAAAGGATTTAGTCCAAGATATTGTTGGCGCTTATGTTCTTGATGATTTGGATTTATTGCGGGGTGCTGCAGATCGCAGCGTTAAAGCAGATGGTTATTTTGAGCAACTAGAAAATGCTCGCGATAACTTAGGCGAAAATGCACCCTTGCTTTGCAATATTACTGAAAAAGAAGCACTTATTTTGGCTGAAGATTTAATTAGAGCAGTCAAATTTGGTCGTATGAGCAGAATTGTGCAAAATGAATATCCATCATTAAAGGCGGTTAAATAACCGAATGGCTAATCCAAATGGGCGCAAAGGCGCACAATTCGAAACCGATGTTATGCGTTGGCTTCGTAGTGCTGGTGCCTTGTGCGAACGCTTGGTGAAGGCTGGGTCGGCAGATGAAGGTGACTTGTGCGCCGTTGTTGCTGGCAAAACATACATTCTTGAACTCAAGAATCGTAAAACAATAAGTTTGCCTGAATTTTGGCGTGAAGCTGAAGTTGAGGCAGAAAACTACGCAAAGGCTCGCGGTTTAACCGAGATTCCATTGCATTACATCATTCTCAAGCGCCGAAACGCTGGGATTGAAAAAGCCTGGGTAATCCAGGACCTTCAACAATGGTTAGCAGAAAAGCATTGAGAACTTTTGATTTCTTTGTTGATCTACCACGATTTGTTGAAGCCAAGTGTGCAGATATTGAGGACAAGGATTTATTCTTTCCTGATAACCGCACACAAGAGGCAGAAAGACTGCACCAACTCAAAGCAATATGCTCAAGTTGTATTCACGAAAAGGAGTGTTTGGAGTACGCACTAGAAAAACAAATAATCCACGGCATTTGGGGTGGCTTAACGCCAGCCGAAAGAGATGCTTTAGTTGTAAAGGATAAGGGTGTCACCTTCAAAGGTATGGCACTTGGCATTATCCAATTACATAAAAAAGGATTATCTGTCAACGAAATTGCAGGCCAATTGAACACATCGCCGAGTTATGCAAAGCGAGTTGTGAGCAAATGGTTGGCAACTGAACAAGGAGCAACACCATTACACCAACAGATAAAAGACTCATCCGAAGGCTTACACTAATCGTTGTGGTTAGCGTAGGAACTTCACTAACAGTTCAAGCAATAATGGCACAACCTGCAGTACCTCAATCGGTTATCTACAAAGATCGGCCGCATTTGATGCAGGTGAATCCAAAGGAAGTGGCTCGCGAGCTACTGACTGCAAAGCAATTCAAGTGTTTCAATGCTCTTATGAGCAAAGAAAGCGCTTGGCAAGATAAGAAGAATCCAACCAGTACGGCCAGCGGAGTTGGTCAATTACTGGATGGAACTTACAAGAATCTTGGGATGAAGCGGAGTAAATCAACTGTTGCCCAAACCATTGCAGCACTGGCCTACATTGGCCGAAAGTATGGTTCATCAGGTCCGTGTGGGGCTTGGAATCATTTTAAGCAAAAAAACTATTACTAATGGGGGTTAGTATGAGCGTAGAAATAGAAACAGGCGTGGTGGACTTTGATGCCAACACTGCCGCTTGGTTGGAGCAGTATAAATCTGCCCAAGCCAAGATCAAAGAACTGCAAGAAGTTGCAGATGTTGCTCGCGCACACATTGAGCGAGCATTAGGCGATAACCAATTGGGTATGTTCTTAAACCGCCCTGTTGTTCGCTACACATTTGTTGAATCACGGCGCTTTGACACAAAACGCGCCCGTGAAATCCTACCTGTTCAAGTAATAGAGGCACTTGAGATAGTATCTACATCCCGCAGGTTCTCTCTTGTGAATGAGGATGATTAGCAAATGAATTTCACGCCTTTGAACTCGCCAGCACAACAGTTAGCCGTTGAACTTGGCGGCATAATCAGCGAAGCAAGTAAGTGGTCACCACGAAGTCAACAGGTTTATATCGGACCAAGTGAAGTTGGCCAAGAGTGTGTTCGCAGACTTGCTTACAAGTTGCTGGATTGGGATAAGGCAAATGAGTCGGGTGGCGGTTCTTGGAGCGCAAATGTCGGAACCGCCATTCACTCTTTTTTGGAACAGATTTTCGCTGCCCTGCCTGAACGATATGAAGTTGAGCAGAAAGTAAAGATTCGCGCCAACCTTTCGGGCACCATTGACCTTTTCGACATTGAAAAAGGTTATGTATTGGACTGGAAAACAACTTCACCTGCAGGCGTAAAAGCCAAGCGCAGTGAAGGTGCAACTAGCCAACAGATCACTCAGGTTCAGCTTTACGGCTACGGAAAAGCCCAGCAAGGTGTGCAAGTAAATAAGGTCGGTCTTGTTTTCTTGCCAACTGGCGGTTCCATTGACGATATGCACATTGAACTCTTTGATTATGACGAGCAGGCAGCACTTGATGCCCTTGCTCGCCTTGATTCGGTGTATTCATTGCTATCTACTATTGATGTTGAGGAAAATCCTGCTATGTGGCCGTTGATTCCTGCAACACCATCTCGAATGTGTATGTATTGTCCGTATTACCGACCTTTCAGCACTGATCTATCAGTTGCCTGCAATGGTGATACTGATGTGTGAGCGTGATGGTTGTGCCTGTAATATGCCAGCCAAAACAATCAATGACATCGCTAAAGAACTAGCGGAATTGACACCGCCAACAGAGTTAGAAACAAACTAACACCAAACCAAAAGAAACGGGGGAAAGCCAAATGGCTTTTTCAGCACCAAGTAGCAATACAGAATCAGTAAAGGTTGCCGACCTTAACGGCCACCTATTGATTCTCGAAGCAATTGAATACAAAACTGGCATCCCTACAGTTCACGGTGATGCAGATGCAATTGAAGTTCGTATCAATGATTTAGATACAGGCTTCAATCACGAATCAGTCTTGTTCTTTAATGTAGCTTTGAAGAACGCATTGAAAACAAAGATCGGCCAAAAGGTATTGGCTCGTATCGGACAAGGCCAAGCAAAGCCTGGTAAGTCTGCGCCGTGGATTCTTATAGATGCAACAGGCGATGCCGATGCAGTGGCAAAGGCCAACGCATTTATCGGAAACGCTGGTGCGCCTGCGCCAGTTGCAGCAGCCCCTGCCAGTGCTAATATCAATGACCCTGCAGTGCAGGCATTGTTAGCACAACTGGGAGCAAAACCAGTTAACTAAACTTCTTGAGGTGCTTGTCCTTTCTACCTCAAGAGATCGGCGTTGTAATGGTTACTAGACGGGAACACATCGGGGGATGTGCTAACAGGTTCGATTCCTGTAACGCCACACAAGATTAACGAACGGGGGAATAATGCCATTTTATGAATTCACTTGCGATTGTGGGCATATTGCTGAAGTCTTTTTTGAAATGAATGATGAAAAGCGCATCATTTGTGAAGGTTGCAAAAAGAAGTTGATGCAACGCAAGTATTCACTTGGGGGAACCATCTTCAAGGGTGAAGGATGGGGTGGCAAATGATTACCGCAGTTTCATTATTTGCAGGTGTGGGTGGCTTTGATTTAGCACTAGAACGAGCTGGTGTAAAAGTAGTTGCATCAGTTGAATGGGATAAAAAAGCGCAGGAAGTGTTACGCCGACACTTTCCTAACTCAACTATTTTTGGCGATATATCGGGGGTAACAGGTGAACAACTCATTGCAGCAGGATTTGAACCTAGAACTGGAATCATCACGGGTGGATTCCCCTGCCAAGATTTATCAGTGGCTGGAAAACGAGCAGGATTGGGTGGTTCTAGATCGGGATTATTTTGGGAAATCTGCCGATTGCTTGACGAAACAAG